TGTAACGGTTTTTCATTACTGCCGTCCAACTGCGCGAAAGTTCACGAACCTGACAATACCGTACAACGCCCATTCTTTTAGGAGTTGCAGCGGCTACCGTTGCCGTAGATGTAGATACAGAAGTAACTTCCTCTGCAACTTCTTCTACGGATTCCGACAAAGTGTTTTTACTTGCCATAATTGATTGCCTCCGTGATTATTTCTTTGCTTACATCTGTAAGTTCTGTGTTTAGCACAATTTGCTCGACGCAATAATTCACATCAAGCGAAATGTGCGCGCCGCTCAATGCGACATCAAAATCAAAGTTGTAGTTGTTGCTTCTGTGTCCTACAATCGTATTGTCAAATATCGCAATATCAAAAAAACTGTATTTTTCTTCCAAAAGATGTGAAAGATTGCCTGTAATGAATAAACGTAACTGCTCGTATATCTCGTTTTTAAGCTGCACATTTTCCGCCCATACCTCAAAGCCTAAAGTATCTTTCCGGCGGATTCTCATTGAATAACCGTAACAATAATTCTGTTTTTTGATTGTCGCCTTAATCGCGTCCAGTGTGTTATCATCAACTACCGTACAAAGACCCGGAATCTCTCTTGTTTTCTGAACGCCTTTTTTATTGATGTATGTTTCTGTCGTTTTGGTGATTGCTTCAAGGTCGCTTTCAGTAATTCCTATACCGTCGGTCTGTGTAATAGCCAGTTCGTCAAACTCATACGGTTTGCGGTCTTCCTGCGTAGTGATTACGACACAAGGAAATGAATCGCTCGCGTTTTGTCCTTCATGCAGATATAACTCCGCAAATGGGTGTTCGGTCGTTACTGATATGTGGAAGTTTTTATATTTATTATCCAAATGCAGCGTGTCAAAATATTCTCGCACAAGCGCAACTAAAGCCTGTTCTAAGATTATTCCACGGTTTAAATAACACAACATTTTTCGTCCGCACCTCGAATGAAATAAAAAAAAGACAACGCAAAACACGGTCTTTCCGCGTCTACGCTGCCTTTCTGTAAGTGCAAACGATATGACAAAATAATTATCTCAAAATAATATTATTCCCTTATAGAATACTTGCAAAACCCTCTGTTGTCAATGTAACAACTATATACCCAAGTCCTGTTCAAGTCCTGCCTCTAAGATGTCCTCAACATTCTGCCTTGTAGTCTTCTCAACTGCGCTTACAACATCGTTTGCAGGAACTTCTTTTCTTACCCATGCGCTTTCAGGAGACTTTGCCGAAATAACGCGGAATGTAAAATAAGTGCTGCCGGTATTGCTGCGCATTTTTACCATACCGTTAGCGTTTCCTGCGTCCTCGTCTTTGATTCTGTCGCCCCAGTCATACTCTGCGCGTTCTATGTTTTCACCCTTAAAGTTCGCTTCCGGGTGTGTATTTTCCGTTGTTTCCGACTTCCTGAACTTCCGAGACTGCAATATTTTGTAGACTTCCAAAGGAATTGTATTACCAAAATGCGCCCTTGCGCTGCCGTCTTTGTTCGGTGTACCCCAACGGAAAGGAATAATCAAATAAGGTACGCCCTTGTTTTTGCCGCTCTGTGTAACGCGGCTTTTATTTCCGTATGGATATTTAGTCTTCATGTCAAATTCAGGGCTTCCGTTTTGAATCCGCTCCATATAGCGTGAATCGGTCTCAATACTCATGTCAAAATCATTTATTTTTCTGATATGAATACTGGAAGCAAGCCGGGAATTAGGATTCTTAATATCCGCCGCGCCGATTAAGCTACCGCCCATAGCCCAGTTTTGCCATGATTTTTGAATCAACTTTGCAGCCATATTAAAGGCGCGTGAAGTTCCCGGCATAACCTTTGCACCTGCTCCGCCTGAAAGTCCTGCAAGGTTTTCTTTTAATTGAGAAATTAAATCATCATTCAAATCAACGCTAACTCTAATCATTTACGCGCCTATGTTGTCAAAATTGACTTCTTCAACTCATTCACGATTGAAGCAAACGACTTTTTGACCGCCGGATTTTCTTTGTCTTTTTTATTGACAACGGTGTAATCCTGCGCTATATTTGAATTGTCGGAACGACCATGAATTACCGGCTTTATGGCGGAATCTGAACTTTGTTCAGGTTGACTGATTTGAGAGGTAGCCGTCTCAATCCGATGTTTAGCCTTGGAATAATCTCCAAGGCTTATTTTTTTAAACTTTCCTGTTAGTTTAGTTCCTGTTTTATACTGCGTTTTCCAAAAAACAATCTTCCCATTCTTATCTTCTTTTAATGCGACAAGTGTTAATCTGCCGTTATCTGTCTTTACAAATGCAATACTACCGTTCATTGAATCCTTATAAATATCGCTCTTAGAACTTATTATAGAATTAAGATTTTGATATTCATCTAAAGGCATTTCCGGGTGATGATTTACAATATGGTCTACGAAATGAGCCTTTCCGCAATAAATCCCATTATCTTTAGCGTTTGGAAAAAGAACCATTAAATAATTCGCAATAGTACCTATTTTCTTTGGCTCATTATCATATTCCTTATAAATCGCTTCTTTTGAAATAAGTTTTGCGTCTTCTAAAATCTTATTTGCAGCTTTTTTTTCAGCCTTAGTCTTTGCAGCAGCCTTCATCGCCCTTGCTTTGTCTTTCAATTTTACGGATTCTTCCGAAAGATAATAAGCCTCGTTAAAGACCTCTTTATTTGCCCATGTATTTATTGTTTTTTTATCAAAAGTTGTAGAGTTTTTATAATCTGCCGTTTTTCGCTTTTCAAGCCTCTTATTTGCTTTGCTTACATATTGTGAAAGTTCCTGTACAATAAAAGCCTTGCTTACTTCTTCGCCGCTCTCTTCTTTTTCCTTCTTATCCAGTATTTTAAGAAGTTCGCTTTTGAAGTATTCAAGTTTTCGGTCTTCTACCGACTTTTTGAGACATTCAATATCAGATTTCTTTATACCAAGTTTCTTTTTATTGCACATTACATAACTTGTCATTTCTTGTTTACACCTCGTTTTTCACCGTATGTATCGTAAAGTTTTATAACGGCTTTTTTCGGCATACGCTGATTTTCACTCGTTCTAATCTGCGGAATCGACTTAACTACCTTGTATGTCGGGAATACCTTATAAGTCAAAGAATAACCTTCGCCGTCTTCCGGGCAATCATCGCAAAGCCATTTAAGATAGTTCGCGCCGCACAAAATAAAATCTGTACCCTGCACATATTCCCGGTCTTTGCCTATGCAGCTTACAATTTCATCAACAAAATAAGCCGGAATAACATCATAGTCCGCGTCTTTTTTGCTTACTACGCTTTTTTGCGTGTAAGTTCCGCTCAATACCGTTATGACATCATCAAGCGCAACATCATAAGCGTATGGGAATGTAAGAACGCCGTCGCCGTTATTTTCCTGCATTATCTGCGCGTCAGATTTATTAAGATTCTGATTCAGGATAACGAAAGTAAACGGCGGTATGTACTGCACATTCTTTATATAAAGTGTTTCCGGCGGCTCAATTTCTGTTATTTCGCCGGTCTCTTCGTCTTCAACTTCACGCGGATTTACAAAAATACAATCCTGCCTTATTTCGCCGATTTCATAAGTATTGCCGTCAATGTCTTTTACTTCTTCAACGCTTTCAATGTCGCCCGGCGCAGTATGGAATAAACCTTCTGTCTTCATTCTTGAACTACGCAAGCCCATTACCCTGTAATATCCGCTACCAACGCTTACCGCCGTTGTAGTTTCAACGGTCTGCAAAATATCCTGTTCCATAACGGCGGTAACATAAACGCCTTTTACCGGCAATAAAGGCGTGTTAAGCATTACGAAAGAACCTGCCTTTGTAGCGTTTTCATATACTCTGCCGGAATTGTCATAACATTTTGTCAATGGGCAATCTATAAACTCCGCGTCAAGTTCAATCATTCCCGAATTGTCGCGAATCATTACAGTTTGAGAGACTACCGCTTTTTTCTGATAACCAAAAATAACACCAAGTCCGCCGCATTTTTTACAATGAATATCCGGCTGCATAGAGTTTTCTTTGACACAAGGGCATTTTGTAGCAACGCGCCACCTTACCCACTGTCCGTGTCTTTGAATGAGTGCCTCATAATTTTCTTTACCAAGTTCAAGCTGAACCGGGCTATTTTTTCCAAGTCCTTGACCCATTGTTTACCTCTTTATACTACGCCGTACCTGCCTGTTATGTCCGGGCGTTTTCCGTTTCCTGCCCGAACATCAGGAGAATTAAACAGTAACGAGTGCAACCTTGCCGTTTGAATCAATCTGCAAAGTTTTTCCGTTGTCTGTGTCTTCAGCTGCAAGAACTGCCGCAAACATTGTTTCAAGTGCTGCAAGTCTTGTTTCAATAGACATTGTTTCAAGTGCTGCAAGTCTTGTTTCAATACCTGGAACTGCCGCAAACATTGTTTCAAGTGTTGCAAGTCTTGTTTCAATACCTGCGTTTCCACCTTTTTCAATTTCTTCGGCAATTTCTTTCCCATAAGGGCAGCCTCTTTTAAGTTTTTCCAGTGCCATAATAACACCCCCTTAAAAATTTATATAAACAGAAAAATTATCTGCCTATGCTCTGATTTCGCCGCCGGATTCATACTCAATTCTCTGATTCAGGATAGCAAGGTAACTTTCCATTGATTTTACCTGCTCCGTCAGAAGTTCTTTCCCGGTCTCTGTCATGTCAAAAGGATTGTTTTCAAGTGCAGCTTTAGCCTTCTTGATTTTTCCTTTCAGGTCGTCGCGTTCCATGCGCTCTACATACAGTTTCATAGTTTTTTCACTCCTTTATATTTTCATAAAGCGATTCATCGCCATAAATACAATGGTATTTCTGCGGATTGAATAAGCCCTTAAAACTGAACTTACCAAGCCGGATAACTTTCACATTCCAATATCCCGGTAAAGGCGGCATATAAGTAACAATGTCGCACCAGTGCGCGTACTGCGTAACCTTGCCAAAGAAAAGCCGTGAAATAAGTTTTGTAATGAAAAATACAAGCGGTTTAGGCGCGCCGAAAGTAACTAAATCCGGCTTTCTTCCCGACTGGAAAAAGATTTCAATTCCTGCCAATACTGAACCTGCGCCGCCGTATGAATGACCGCAAACAACTACCTTGTAGTCCGGGAAGGTATTCATAGCCATTAAAACCTCATTCATAAACAAGCCTTTGCAGGAATTAAAAGTAGTCTGCCAACCCAAGCAAGCGAAATATACATACCACTGTCTAACCTGTGGAATCATGAAAAATAAGAAGTTCACAATCCAGTCGATAACGCTTGTTGAAAACTGCGAAAATACATAGATTGTTCTTTCGTCGTTATCAACTTTTACGCGCCAATCGTAGTCAAAAGTGTTTGTCCTGTAATCAATGTCTTTCTGATAGTTGTAAAGTTCCCACGGTTTCATTGTTGCCCTCGCATTTACATTTATTAAAAAAGAAAAAAGGGCGTTGCCGGCGTGAAAATTTCTTTGAAAAGGAGAAAAAAAAGCACCGACAACACCCCCAAAAAGTAACGCGATACGGTAAGAATTACTTTTTGACACGCTCTGCGATAAAAGCGATAACCAATGAAACGGCAGCGATAACTCCGGCTATGAGTGCGATACCGTCAGTGATTTCAACTGTTGTTGCACCGCCAATGATTAAAGCGGTTACATCAAGTGCGAGAACTACCCAAGCAACGATTTTTACAACTTTGCTTGAAAAGAAATCTTTGATTTTCTGAAATTCCCCCTTAATTACCTTTCAGGTAATTTTTCACAATGTTAAATTGCCCCGATTGCCATATTTGCAAACTTATTTTTGTTTGCTTTTATGTACTCTTTGATGTCGTCTTTATACACGGCGATACGCGCACCAAAATAGGCACTTGTAGCCGACTGTGTAGAACTGAATGATTCTGAAAGTCCGTCCATGCTCAATGAACTTGAAGAGAATCCCGACATCAAGCCGTCGCCGACAATATTCAAAAGACTTATTGCAGCCTGTTTAGCAATAACTTCTCTTAAATCCTGTGGTACATCGTCCGATGTTTCATAACCTGCGTCATAATCAATCGCATAGAATAACTGTGCGGATAATGTTTGATTTCCGTAAACGCCTATAGCGGTCTGAATACCGCTTGAAGTTTCGGAAGGTCTTATAGGGCGTTCCATAAGTTTAAGAACACCTTTTGTTTTATCAATAATGGTAGTCTGTGTAAGGTCTTTTACACCCTGCCAACGAGTGAGCAATGAAAGTTTGTGAAGTTTAATAATCGGTTTGCGGCGTGTTTTGATATATCCATATCGTGAAATACGCGAAAACTTGAAGTCATAAACCGCTTCGTCTATATCGTAATCAGTACCTTTAGAAAGATTTCTTTCTGCTGCATTGTATCTGATTTTCTTTTTCTTAATCGTAATATCAAGCTGCCGCTCCAATTCTGCGACCGCTGAATCAATGAAATACTGAATCTGTTCGTCAGTATAACTCTGTCCGTTTGTAGCCTTAAAATCAGTACCCCAAATGTAAGTAAATCTCAAATCATCAGGCGTTACGATGTTTCCCCACTGTCCGGCAGGTACTTTATAATTGCCGAAAGTGTAACCTATAGCACCGTCGCCGCCATTTCTTACCCAGTTTGAATAAATATAATCTGTGTCCTGTGGATTTTCCGCTTCAAAATCTACATAGCGGTATGCGTAAAGTGTATTTGATTGTGCGTTTGAATCGACAATATCACCGTTTACGGCGATTGCCGGATTCTCTTCATCAGGAGTGCAAAAACCGTTAGCCGTCCAAACAAGATATGTATCATCATTGTATGAATGTCTTTCAAGCCGATAACTTGAATGTGCATTATCGTTGATTGACACTAAAATCTTGTTGTTTATTGAACTTGCAGTAATCAATTTTTACACTCCTTTTTGAAGATTCTTATTTTGTGAAAGAGAATCCCGGTACATCTTTAAAATGCAGCGCGTCCTCTAACTTGACTTTGGCAAAGCCTTCATCGTCAAAAGTAATGACTTCGCCGGTAGAACCTGTAACCGAGCGACCGGCTCTTTTTACCGACCACACATTTACAGTTCCGTCAGAATTAACTTTGAACGGCAAACCGCTCTCGTCCTTCTGTTCGGGCTTTTCAGTAACCGCCGGTTTAGAATCTTCCTGCGATTCTGCCTTTTCTACTGTTGTTGCGTCAGTCTTTACTTCTGCGACTGTCTCAACCTTTTCAGTAACCGCCGGTTTAGCAGCGGCTACTGTAGGCTTTTTGGCAACATCAGTTTTCTGTGTCTTTGATGTTGTTGTTTTTGCCATTAGTACAAGCCTCCTTTGTAAGAAATGTTCTTAACAAGTCCACAATGTTTAGGCGCACGAACTTCGAGACCACCGTAAAGCATTACGAGGAAAGGAGTTTCTGCGGTGTTTGTAGGCGCGAGAGGGAATGTACAAGCCGGGAGCAACTGTCCGAATGTGTACACCGGCTGAAAACGCTTCTTTGGAAGGAAAATCATAGAAGCAGTTCCCGGAAGTTCATCGTTTGTATCTTCGTAAACGGTTGTAGCGTTTCCGCTATTTGCTACCTTATCCATTTCCATTACCTTTGTGTCGTTCTTCTTAGAACGGCAGATAATGAAGCCGGTTGCGGCAACACCTGAACCCGGTGTAATTGTAAGTGCTACTTTTTTTCCTGCGGCAACTGTTACGGCAGCAGAGATTGAAGTACCTGCGGAAATACCGTACTGATTTACGGCGTGTACAGTGTACATATAATCACCTGCGTCGTTTGCAGTGAATGATGAACCTGAACCGCTTGCGCTTGCAGTAACGCTTGCAGGAGCAGCAGGTCTACGAGTTGCGTCACCTTCTGCTACTACTTCGCCCTTTACTTCAAAGAACATATCATCACCGGCATCTTCACCGCTCAATGCAATGTTTGCACCGATAGCAGTTCCATAGTCAGGAATTGTCTTGAAAGAAAGGTTAGGAATAGGATTGTTCATCAGATAACGCTGCTTGTCAGCGAAAATTTCCTTGATGTCTTTTGCAAGAACTGTAGGGAAAAGTGCCTTGTCAAGGAATCCACCCTTTCCACGAACCATAGCGGCGATTTCGTCAAAAATCTTCTCATCATAGTTACCAAGTGTAGAACCTTTAAGGTTGATGATGTTTTGGTCTGCTGCGTTTGCTTTCTTGATAGAAGCAAGGAATCCGTCGAACTCTGTAGGAACGATAGAAGAATCACCGTGGAAACACTGATATTCAGCACCCTTGATGATTGTTTCAACACCGGCAAGTTTTTCGCTTGCGAGTGCGCCTTCAAATGTTTCGGCAGCTTCCATCTGTTTTGTAACAGAACGGCGTGTCTGCAAATATTTCATTGCAAAAGTCTTGCGTTCAAGAGACTGGTCTGTGTCGATTGACGCTCCGCCTTCTGCTACAGAAAGGTGGCGGTAATCACCGTGTCCAGTACGCAAGTTAACTTCATGCACTGTTGAGCGAACAGGTGTCTTCTTACACTGTTCATAACTTTACAGTCTTCTTTCAACTGTGCAACAACATTTACTACTTCTGATTCAAGATTTTCAGGAATCAGAGCGCGACCACCGGTAAACCGTGAGGAATCTGTTCCGTAACCGGCTGCAAGTGCTTTCTGCAATTCGTTTACTTCACCTGCGCTCATTTCGCCGGAAGAAACATTGTCAAAAAATCCTGCCATTATTTTGCCCCCTTTTGAGCCTTGTCTGCAAGAACTCAAAATATTTTGGATTCATAGGTCTTCCGGTGTTCATGCACTTCTGAAAGTCCGATGAAATCATGCTCGACTGAATCATGTCGATTTCGCCTTCGTCTACTGCCTTTTTAAGAACAAGCTGCACATTGTACAGGTCGTCTTCTGTAGGTCTAGCCGAAAGATTCTGCTTACCTGCGTTGTTTCCGCCGTCTGCGTTCATGCTCTTGTTAAGCACTGTGCGAGGTGGAATCTTCTGATTTCCGATTGCTGAAACCATTTCTGCAAGTCCGACAATAGCCTCACCTAAATCGTTAAGGCGTTTTTCTGTGGCTTTCTGTGATTTAGCCAAAGTAGTAATTGAAGCGTCCAGTGCTTTCAACACTTCGCCGCCGTCTACCATGTCTTCATCATCATTTTCGCCGCCGTCTTCGTTTTCTTCGTCTTCGTCGTCCTCGTCTTCGTCTTCATCGTCAAGGTCAATGTCGTCGTTTTCATCATCGAGGTTTTCGTCGTCAGCGTTTGCGCCGTCTTTGTTGCCTTTCTTGATGTCTTCGTCATCGTCCTTTGGATTGCCGCCTGTGAGAGATTTCAGAAGGTCAGAAACCGCATTGGAAAATGATTTTTTCATCATTTGTCCCCCTTGATTTATAATTTCCGAGGTAATCTCCCCGGCTTTTTCCTTTGAAATACCGTGTAAAATTAAGAACTCAATAGCGTCGTCTTTGCCGTTGATTCTGCGATTCTTAGCAAGTTCAACAAGCTGCGCTATGATTTCTTCTTCGTTTACATCGGATTTACTGATTGCGTGAGTGTTTGAAACATCAATAGTCTTTGTGTTTACATCTTCCGGGATAAGTGCCTGTCCGCCGGTCTTTGTAGCGGAATCCGTGTTATATCCGGCGCAAAGTGATTTTTTTAATTCAAGCGGCAAGTAGTCTACAAACTCCGCCGCCGTCATGCTTTTTGCAAAAACTGCACTTCCTACCGTGTTATTTACCGGGCTAGTTGTAAGTGCAAGGTCATTCCAAAGTACATGAGTGATTTTCTCAACGCCGGTTTTAAGATTCTTTACTACCTGTGGGAAAATACCGCCGACACTGGCGCGTACTCTTGTAGAACCGGCTTTAAGCATTTTAATCAGGTCTTTTGCTTTATCGTTGTTTGAGTAGAGTTTACCTTTTACGATTGTCTTTTTGTTTTCTTCGTCAAAATAAACATCTATCGGCTCACCGATAACCATTGAAGGGTCTGAAATAACATTGCCCTTTTCGTCTCTGCGCTTGTGTAAATGGTCAAAAGAAATAACGCCGCCCTTTAAGAACTCGTCTTTTGATTCCATTAAAGCTCGCTGCAATACAATCTGATTCTGTAAGTCAAGATTTTCGTTTGACGCTTCTACTTCAAAAATATAATTTCCAAAGTCGTCTGTTTTTCCTGCGGATTTTCGTATCTCCAAATTGAGATAAACATCATTGAACTTGTCTGTATCGGTCATTATGCACCCCGAAAAGAAATAAAAAAAAGACAGTCCGCAAAAGTTCAGTACAAGCCGTACCGTCTTTTTCCGAGACTGCCTTCTTAGAGTGCAAATCACATGGAATCTTATTCAAGAAGTTTTTTGTTAAAAACTCTTATTTTCTACATTCTAAAATCTATGGCTCTATTTGTCAAGTTTTAAGACCGTTTATTGAAATACCTTGTCAATAGTCTTTTTGAACTCCTTATAAAGTTTTGAATACGCCGTGCCGCTCATTTTTCCGTCAGTTCCCGGATTCAATAAAGCTGCTGCAACTCCGCGATAATACCACTCAATAGAATCTTTATCGGCGTTGAATCGCTTCCAAAGTTCCGCGCCTACTTCCAGTTTATCGCGGTACATACTGCGAATATTCGATAATTTATCAGCGAAACAAACAAGTTTAGTTGCCGGATTGTCGCCTTTAAGTCGCTCAATAGTCGCCACTTTTCGTTCCTTCCATGTTTTACTTTTGTCTTCACTTTCGCCCTTAACAATTGATAAAACATCAGCCCCGAAAAGTTGTTTAATCTCTTCCGGCGTTGCGTCCGTGTCTTCAAGTGTATCATGCAGGATTCCGGCGATAATTACATTTTCAGTACATCGCAATTCAGTAAGAACCTGCATAACTTCCATAGGGTGAACGATATAAGGTATGTTTGTACCTTTTCGCTTCTGCCCTTCGTGTTTGAGTGTCGCGTAAATTATCGCCTTCTGAATTGCCATGCTCATTTTATTACCCCTTAATCTTCGCAATCTTCCTGCTCAACCGGCAGCAAGTCGCACTCGTCAAACCACTCTTTAGCGTCGCCAAAGTCCACAAGATAACGACCGTCTTTTACTTCAATCACAAGTCCAACCTTGCCGGTCTGAATAACCCTTACATCGTCGTACTTTGTCATAGTTCACTCCTTGTCGGGCGTTACTGTTTGCCCGGCGTGGCAATATCCTAAAAACTGCCATACTTCCGGCTCTTTATTCACTCTTAAAAGCGTTAAGTATGTCTGTTTTCCGTTTACAAAAGAATGAGGCTCGCCGCACTGAAAATAACCGCTGCCAAAGTTTAACGGCGGTACACAATTTATCAAATCCCATAAGTATTACAGTCTATATGTTTCATACCTGAATTATCGGTATAAAAAGTAAAATAATAACCGGCTTTATTTTAGTTTTACGCCGAAAAGTAAAATTAGGGGAAATTTCCGCTATTTTCCTCTAATTTCCCTAAAATAAAAAAAGCCCTAGACTTGCTACGGCTATGACTATTCAGGAAAGAATAGCGGTGCGCTTATTTATTAAAATAACTCTCGTAGAGTTTGGCACTTTCAAGTGCTTCTTTTTCGCTGCACTCGTGCCATGTCATAGGGTCTGCGGCAATTCTGTCAGTCTTTACGGTTTTTCCGTCGCTATACAACTGGTAGATTCCGTCTTCTTTTTCGACAAATGCTCTGTCGTTATCGTCAATGTAATATTTCATGTTTCACCCCCTGCACTTGTATCTTAAACTAGATAGTTTAATTTGTCAAATGCTTATTTAATGTAGTTAATCAAGTGTTCAAAATGCTCGATTGTCTTGTCGGTCAATACGCCTTCTCTTTTTGCCTGTTCAAACAACGGCATAGCCTTGTTTACATGGCTTCTGATTGCAGCAGCATAAGGAGCGTGTTTGTACTCGCCGTCAAAAATATTCGCGTTGCCGTCTTTGCCTTTTGGAATATCTCTTGTTGGGAAGTTGCCTTCTTTTGAGTATTTATTTGAAAGTCCGTAAAGGTCTTTCTGTGCTTCGCCCATAATTTCAGCAAGTTTAGCGTATTTTGGATTTGTTGCAACGCTGCGGTAAACTTCATAAAGCGCGTGTCCGTAACGCTCTTTTGCTACCATGTTTGCGGTAGTGTTTACCTGCAATTCAACGATTGCGCCGTTTGAAAGTTTGATATTACAGTTAATGTCTGAATATCCAACCGGCGACGGTTTACCAAAGTTATTTTTAATGCGCGCAACTTCTTTTCTGCCGTCAAGGTGTTTAAGAATGTTCGCAACATCTTCAACGCTATTCAAACAGATTGTATGTCCGTCGCAATCGCGGATTGTGCGGCAATGGTAAGTATCTGTCTTTTCGTCGTAAATCTGTTTTGTAATATCCGGGTTTGATTCTGATTTTGCGTCTTCGCGTAACTTTTCTTTAATGCGGTCTTCGCTCTTTAAAGTAGCGCGCTTCATGATGATAGGATTCAGGGCTGCAAACTCTTTAGCTACACTATCGGTAAAGTCGTTAAACTCACCTCTTGCAGCTTCAATAGTTTCATAAAGTCCTTTGATTGTGTCGCAAGAATCCGGCTGCATACCGTCCGTACCGCGCCAACCTGCTTTTACACTGTTTACGTCCATAAGTCCACGGATAGCGTCATTCGGGTTAATCATTTTTGTAACCTGTTTTACATCTTCATGCTTTACCCGGAAAGTTTGTCCTTTAGCGTTTCCAGTTCCTTTAACTGTAACGCCGTCTCTTCCAACGCCTACAATTTCGCCGGTCATATCTACGCCGCCATTGTTAAATACAATGTGGTCGCCGGTAGTATGAGCGTAAGAGTGTTTTTCCTCTTCTTTTGGTGCTGCTGCGCCTTTGTTTTTACCTTCTTCCGGCTTGTAGATTTTCTTGTAAACGGTTTTACGATGTCCGTTTTTATCGGTAATTATTTCCTTGCGCAATTTCGACAAGTCTTTTTTACCGAACGCCTTTTCCATTTCGGCATAAACCGCTTTTGAAAACATAACTTTCATTTACTTTACCTCGCTTATGATATTTTGTTAAGAACGCTCGCCACAAGTGAACTTGCCGACTGCTCTCTTTTACCAAGTTTAGAAAGAATATCCGTTATGGATTTCTTTATTTCCAAGAAACGCTCCATAAGGCTTTGTTTTGATTCAACGCCGCCCAGGAATATATCCATTTCGCCGTTTGCGCTTGCCTGCAGTACTGCTCCCATATCCTTCATACGCTGCGCAAATGCTTTTTCGCCTTCATCATGCACAAGTTTCGCAAGTTTGCTTGTTATTTCGTCCGGCTTTGTTTCTCCGAAAAGCGTTCCCTGCGCCAAATAATCGTCTACGGTCTTGTAGGTGTCGTGATTCTTTGCAACGTTTACGGCAATATCCACTGCGTCGTTCAATTCCTTGTTGAAAGAATATTCCTTGCCGTTTCCCTTGTTTTCGATAAGCGGCAGGATTGCCCTTACAAGTTTCTGTCTGATTCTTTTTCCGCCCGCGCCGTCAAGTTTTCGGATATTACCCTCATTCAGAACACTTCCGACAAGTACAGTTTCGCAAAAGTCTTTACCTGTATCGTTCAAAGTTCCGTCAGTGCGGCAATACTGCGCCTTTTCGTTTTCTCCGATGATTCCGGCGGAAATAAGTTTATTTACAAACTCTTGACACCCTTTGACATCGGCGTACAGTTCGCCCATTGTGTCATACCCCTGCAAACTTTCCGCAATCGACTGTATTTTTTCGGTATTAAGTGTTTTTGTAAGTTTTACCGCCTTTTCAACATTATTCATTGTCTTTTTTGTGTCGCGGTTAAACTGTGCAAACTCTTCTGTAGTGTAGTCGCCCTCATGCTCGTTGTCAGTTTCAAGAATAAGGCGCGGATTCTCAAAGCCGTTTAAGTCTTCCGGCTCTATTCCGTATTCGTCCGCCATTTCCCTTAAATCCTGTAGGTATGCTTTATCAGTTCCCTGTCTTGCCGCAAGTTTACTTGACATAGTGCGGTTATTGCCGGAAATAACAATACCGTCCTTTGTAACAATCGGCGGCGATTCAAGCGCAAGAGAATTGAAGTTGCTTGCAATCTTTCTAACGCTTTCCTGTGCGTCCGCGTCATTCTGATAATCACGGTCGTTTACGCTTTTACCGTCCTTTGTTGTCGGGAATCCCTTAGAAGGCGCAAAAGTGCGCTCGTTATGGCTTGCCGTCGGTGCTTCTGCCTCAACAATCTTGTAATGGCATTTTATTTTAGTTCCGTCAGGAAGAGTAACGGTCTTTTTATTGCCGGTAACGCTTTTTGACGCTTCGTATTTATCGCGTATGTCTTTTATTGTTGTTTCCGGCTCTGCGCCGTATTTTTCTTCAAGTTCTTTTTCTTCCTGTTCCTGCGCTTTCTTTTCCGGGGCTTTTACAAACATCGCTATAATGTCTTTAATTCCCTGTTTGAGTTTATCAATAATCGACTGTATAGCCTCTTCGCGCCCTTCGCGTGTTGCTTTTTCGTGTAAAGTCTCATTCTGTGGAATAATTGAGTGTACAAACTCTTTATGTTTTTCCAGTGCTTTTATAGCGTCTTCAACTGAATCAGCCTTATAGCTGCTATTTGTCAAAGTCTCAATTTCTTTATTAAAAGCCTGTGTTTTTGTAACCTGCGCGCGGTCTTCCGGCGTTTCGTTTACCTGTATTTTTTCGTCGTCTTTTGCTTTCATTTCGGCGACGGTCTTTTTCTCTTTTTTCGCTTTTGCCTTTGCCGGTTTCTTTCCGTTTTCCAGTTCGTCATTTTTTGCAGAAATATAGTCCGACAATTCTTTTACAAACGGCAGCGGTCTTCCCATTTCATCAGAGAATCTTTCGCGGTTTTCAAGTACAAGCTGCAATAATTCCTCTGAACTTTTGCACTCGTCCGCTTTTCTTTTAAGTGCAGCGATAGATAACTTCGCGCCGCGTGAATGACTATCATATTTAGGCTTCCACTTGCCCGGCGCAACTTTTACATACTTTCCGCCTTTCCAGTCTCTTACAGTTCCAACCGGCAAACCTTTGCCGCCCTTCGCTATGCTCTCCGCTTCCAAAAGTGATTTTTTAAGTTCTTTTTTATCAGCTTCCAAAGATTCAAGATGTTCAATAACAAGTTTTTTGAAGTAATCAAGTTTTTCGTCTTTCATTGTGCGCTCCGAAAAATCAAGTTTAAAAACAAAACGCCGACTACTCCTAGAATAAATCTAAGAATAATCGGCGTTCGCTTTTGCGTAACAACCTAGATACGGTTTAGTGTACTGGTATTATACACCATTACGCTTATTTTGAAAATGCACTTTTGCGGAAATAAAGATTTCCGTTTTTGTCAAAGTAACACCAAGATTTTTGAACATTATCGCGCCCGAAACGCTTATCGTTTTCGGCTTTAATCTTTGCCTTAAATTCGTCGTCCATAGCGTGTAAATCGTTCATAATTCCGTCTACATTCTGCTTTACAAGTTCATTTACTGAAAGTAAGTTTTTCTTGTTTGCTTCGTTGTAGGCGATAGCTTCCTGCAAGAACTGTTCGCGCATATCCTTTGCTTTATCAACATTTTCGCGCGCTTCGTCCATGAGTTTTACATAATCCTGAATCTTTGCCTCGCAATCTTCCTGTGTCTTCAAGCCTTTAGAATCAAGGTATGCTTTACAAGCTGCCTTTGTATCCATAGCCTTTTTAAGATTCTTGTTGTAGGTCTTAACGTAACCTTTTGAAGTTGCAATTTTATCATCAAGATTACTTTCGGCGTACTCGATGTTATGCTCAATTTGGTCGTATGTTTTCGCATAACGATTGAAGTAAGTTCCCAAACTTTCAAGTTTATCGAAAAGTTCCTTGTCTTTACCTAAGAAATCAAACTCTTTGCCTTTGAAATCTTTTTTAATCTTTGCGGCAAGTTCCTTTAATTCCTTTTTCTGTGCGGTAAGTTCATCAACTTTCTTCTGTTCAGCTTCAACGCCTTCAAAACGCCAGTTTACGCCGTTCTTTGCGTTTTCTTTGATAGCTTCGTCAGATTCAAAAGCAATATCAATCTGCTTGTGAAGTACATCAATCAACTGTCCGTACATTCTTTGGTCGCTCTTGTTTTTTTCGGTATATTCCATAACCTGCAAGTCAGCGCGCTTATTCGGGTCTTTAATCAATGAGAATTTCAACTCTTCCGGGTTTACATCGTTAGAGTTCATTGTATCGCCCTTGTAAGAATAAAGGTCGTCGGTGCGTGATGATTTTTCGTCGTGTTTCTGATAAATCATCGGGTCAAGAGAATCGTGCATAAGCGGTGTTACACAATGTACAATTCCCTGCTTGTTTCCCTGTCTCCAACCTCTACCCCATAACTGTTGTACATCTGTCGGATTCCAGTCAAGTTGTGTACAGTAAATTGTTGTAGTATTACCCTGTAAGTTACAACCTTCTTTGATTGTTGAACTACCGATAATAACCTTACATTTACCGTTTACGTCATTGAACTCGTTGAAAACTTTCTGTCTTGCGTCCAGTGCCTTATCTGTTGTAGCTGCTCCGGCAACTGTTGCTATAGCTTCTTTTGGAATACCGTGTTTAATTAAGTAGTTTTTAACCTGTGGGAATTGCTCAACTCCGCTAGGCATATACATAATCTGTCCGTTTGTCGGTGATTTTTTGTACTGCGCAATAATAGAATCACAAGTAAACTTCAACTTTGGAGAAGAATCTACAAACTCGCTCATTTTCGGTGCTTCGTAGCCGTCAGGAATAAAAGAAGGGTCTACAAGTGCCGGGCTTAAAGCGCAATTCTTCATAGCGTTCATAGCGCGGAACATATAACCGTCGTCGCGGTCGTCTTTTGGAAGTCCTTCCTGCTCTTCAATGTATTCAGAACATTTATCCATGATAGCCTTCTGTAAGTCTGTCAATTCAAGTTCAGGCGCGTGCATACGCTTATAAGGTCTTACAACTCCTGCCTCTTCACCGTCTACCTTATCCATGTAGTTTGTGAGTAAGCCCTGTAATTCTGAAAGGTTTTCAAAGCCCTTTACGACTGGTGCTTCTGTTACGCGGTTTGCCTTTACGACATATTCGCGCTGCACTTTACAGAAGTTATGTACAAACTGTTCGAGTGAGTAGAATCCCATTTCTTTAAGTTTGTCGCGTGCCATGTATGAAAGAATTGAGTAAACCTCTGTAGGTGAGTTTTGGAATGGTGTAGCCGAAAGCAAGAATGTATTGCGTCCGTCGTTATGTCTCTGAATTAACTGGGTAATCGCAAACAATTTCTTTGCTCTGTTAGAAGGCTGCCCACCGCTTCCAAGTCCGTCAAACTCATTACTTCCGCCCTGTTCGCTCTCACCCTGTTTATTCATGTGTTTAGGCATTTTGAAGAGATTGCGGAAGTTGTGAACTTCATCGACGGTAATATGGTCAAATCCAAGTTCGCTAAACTGTACGCCTTCATCACGAGTGCGCGACATTTCGCCGACTGTTTCTGCAATCTTTTCGCTATCGCTTGCAGCTTTTCTTTTAGATTTTCCTTCGCTGCCGCCGGTAGATTCCATTGCGCCAAACTCTACATCTTCCTGTATTTCGGCTTCTTCCTGCTCATTGAATCCGATGTTTTCAAGTCCTTCATAAGTACATACGGAAATAGTTCCCTCTTCAATCTTCATTCCTTCTTTCCAGTATCTTTTAGAAAGATTTCCGAGTTCGTTTATTTTAATTTCCGGGAATAACTGATGAATCGACTTTATCCAGTTTGCATAAACTGCATTCGGTACACAAATAAGCGGCTTTTTTGCGCGTCCTGTCTGAATCTGATTGATTGTAGCGACAATACCGCAAGCGGTTTTACCTACGCCGACATCATAAGCAAGAAGTCCAGTTCCTTTGTTTGTAAGCATAGAAATACCTTTAAGCTGCTGCTCCAACAACTTAAACGGCTTCTTGCCTTTGTGTGAACTCATACCGTCTACGAAAATAGGAATCTTTGTGTAATCAGGATTTACGAAAGTATTTGCTTTATCGTTCCAAGCCTGTACAAGGTCTTTTTGGTCTTCAATGCTCAAACCTTCGCGCAAATAGCGGTTAAACAGTTTAATAGCGGTATCGCGTCTAAGCTGCTTTTTCTGCTCTCTGTAGCGCGCCTTGCCTTTTTTGTCGTCCGTTCCTGCCTCGCCTCTATCCAAAACTAAAGCCTCTTTATCAAAGAACGCTTTAATATCTCTAAAGTCAAGAATTGCCGGAATCTCTTCACGCGCAATAGGTGAATCGCTCTCGCTATAATAACCGTGTCCGGCATACGCCCATTCAAAGAATCCTGTAATCAGGCTCATACCGTCTTTAGTCTTATAATCGCGCGTCCAGTCCATAACCGGCGACAATGTGAATCCGTCCGACTTTTCAACTTCTACGCCGTTTTCGTCCACTTCTTTCCAAGTGCGCAAAAGTCCTTTTTCTTTAGGGCATACCGCTTCAAGTAAGGCTTTTTTAGTTTCATACTGTGGGTCTTCCGGGTCAAGTTCGCGTAATTTCTTACGGATATTACCACTCGCATAGTTTACGGCGTTTACATAAGTATCACCTTCTTTTACATAATGGTCTGATGATTTTATGTATTCTTTCTGTTCGTCAGAAAGTTTTGTCATGTCAATATTGCCGTATTTATCGGTTACTTTCCAAACCGGCAGGTCTTTAGGGTCGATGTCTTTACCGTACATCTTGTTAAACTCTGCCGCGTCGAGTAAGTGTGCGTCAGGGCTTATAGGATAATCGTGTGCGCCTTCTGCGTTTTTATTACCCTTCATAGCTTCCGAGCGGTTACGCTTTTCAGCCTGTTCGTCAGTAAATAATACTTCTTCGCTCTTGCCGTCCACATTTACGACTACACCGGCGGTCTTACGATTGCGCTTTACATATCCCTGTACAATTCCAGTTCTTCCGTCGTCAAGTTTTACGACATCGCCGAAAATAGTTTTAGAAGTAATCTTTTTAGGTTCGTTCTTTACCTCTTTGATTTCAACTTTTGCGGCTTCCTGTTCGATAATCTTGTCAATTTCAGCCTGTCCGACATTGATATTTGCTACTGCACTTTCAAATGTTTCACCGTCTTTTGGTTTAATGTAAGTCTCTTCGCCAAAACGTCCGATTCTTGTAGACACTTCACCGGCGATATGGTCAGGATTGTTTGTAAAGTAATTTTTCAGCGCGTCTACTGTTGTACCTTTACCCTTGCGGAATACGACAATATCAGTTCCAACATCGGTACTGTCAAAAGTTCCGTTAGGAAGTCTCCACGCTTCGAGCAATTCTGCTTTACCTGCGATTTTTTCAAGGTCTTTACCGTATGAACTACCGCCGTTAAGGAATCCGCTAGGCACTACCATAGCCATAATTCCGCCGTCTTTTACGGTGTCGAGTGTTCGCGACATGAAGTAAGTCTCATAGCGTTTGTAGTCTTTACCCTCGCCCATACCTTTATATTTGCCGGTATAAGCACCATAAGGCGGATTTCCTACCGCTACATCGTACTTTTCAAAATCTTTTGTAAAGCGTCCTTTTTTGTTCTTCATGAAGTTTTCTTGAAATGCTCCCTGCACAATTTCAGCGTCAGGGTGTAAGATATGCGCAATTCTTGCGGAATCTGCTTCAAGTTCAAACATGGTAAACTTTTCGCTTCTGCCTTCTGCAAAGCGTCCAATACCGCTAGAAGGTTCAATAACGCTTTTATCCTGTCTAGGGTTGTATTTATCGACAATTTCCCAAACTTTAGAAATAACATTACGCGGTGTATAAAACTCATAAAGAACGCCGCTATTGCTGCTTCCTTCTTCGTCTGTTCCACCTGCGCCGACATACTGTGCAAGAATCTGTTTATCTGCGTCAGTAATTTCTGAATCAGGCTTTTTAAGAATCTCGCGACACTGTTCGCGGATTTTTCGCGCCTGTCCTTTTGTTATTCTTCCTCTTCCTGCGTTGACATCGCCGTTTGGTTCTGCAAGTCCTCTTCCAAGTTCGCTAGACACGAGTAAAGATTCGTCTGTGTTATCTTCTCGCCCTGTGTTACCAACATTCTCACGGCTTGTTTCTTCGCCCCTTCCAGTCCGTATGTTTTCAGCACCATCGGAAATTCTTCCCGGCTCAATTCCAGTGTTACCATTGTTTACCCCCTGTAAATCATCGGTATAAACGCCGTTCTTTTCGGCGTTCTTATTGCCTTTCATGGCATTGCTGCGGTTATCGTGCTTTTCCTGCTCGCTTTCCGCTTCGTCAATTCTCTGCCCTTCTACGCTAAAAGTAGCCCATACTTTACGCATTAAAGAACGATTGATAATCATTTTATCAGCGTTCTTTGCCTTTGGTTCTTTCTTTTCGGCAACGATTGCAGCGGCTTTAGCTTCAACTGCTTTCTGTGTTACCGGCTTTTTGTACTTGTCGCGTTTTTCCTTTTTGGAAAAAAGATTATCCCACTTAACTTTGTTAGTGAAATACTCCAGTACATGAGCCGCCCAAGTAGTTTTACTTACGCCGTACTCTTCTTTGATGTCGCTTGTATATGTTTCGTCAATCTTCTTTTTGCCGATTCCGAAACATTCAAGTAACACCGTTAAAGGGTGTTTCCATGAATCTTTATAGACATAATTCCACCCTTTACCTGTTTTCTTTGGATAGCGTCGTATGTACTTTACCGGGCGTGATTTCTGAATAGTTTCCCATTCGTGATTAGCCCTGTAACGCTCCAAAAATCCGATTCTAAAAGCCATATAATAGCCCCCTTGTTTTTTGCCCTTGAATGTACGCGGTTCTAAGGCGGTTATTTATGCTTATGGCAACTACAACCTTGCCATGCTGCCTAATTTAATACAAGTTTCTTGCCGTGATATTTTTTCATTAAAACTTTTTGCTTGAAAAGTTCAAACGGTACAGTATCAACGCCGCCAAAAAAGCCCGGTTTATCATACTGTTTCAAATACGCCGCTTTAGCGTCTGCCAGTGTATTGAATCCAAGCATACACTTATCTTCGTCGTATTTATCAGTTCCCGGTATTTTTTGATGAATGATATAAACGTTTTTAGCGTCGATATTATCACCGATATAACAATCTACATGGTCGCCGTCTACGCCTTCCGTGCCTCTGATATACCCATAGTCATAGTGCATTTTGATAGCCCATTTATGACCGTCTGAATCAACGCCGCGCCGGATAGTTCCTTTTTTATTTTCAATGCTTATATTCAAACCTCTAAAAGCGGTTCTACCCTGTAATTTATGTCCGCTAAAAGTCAAAGATTTTTCTACGGAATCCGCGCCGTTATAAAGTTCTTTTATTCGCTCCGTAAATCCTTTTGTAGAATCGTCAGGGTTTTCAATTCCCTTTTCTTTGTACTCTTCTTTTGCAGCTTTTACGGCGTTATTCCATTTTTTAGCGTTCTTACTCTGTTCAGCTACAAGCGCGTCAATATTGATGTTATCAAGTCCGATGTCGTAACGCTGCCAAGTTCCCCTGCAATATGGGTGTTTTACGGAAATAGGACATTCCCACTCAAAGCCGTCTTTACCTTCCCATATCACATAATCAGCGTTCTTGTCTTTTGATTTTTCATCATTCAGCGGTTTATCACTCCATACGGCAATTTTACCGTTGATTGCTTTACACTTCGGGCAAGTGTTACTGTCAATTACTTCAATGCGCTTAAAATAGGTCTTTTTGCCTTCTTCGGTGTTATAAACTTCTTCCTGCACAAAAGAATTATTAAAGGCGTTCTGAATCTCTGTGTCAGCAACTCTCTGAAAGTCGCGGTTATCACCTACCATTTTGTCAAACAATGCTTGTGAGACTTGCCCCTTGCTTCTTTTGTCTTTTACGCCGTCAATAAGAATCTGTTTGATATTGCCGCGCATTTTGTCTGTTATATTTGTGATTTCCTGCGCTGCCGATTGTGTCATTACTTCAATTCGCGCCTGTTCCTGCCGGGTGAGACTTTCGCCGAAAACATTTTGCATATTCCTAACGTTTTCGCTTATCCAGTCGAAAGATTTACCGTGATATTGCAAACCTTCCAACCGTAATTTTTTTACGGCTTCAAGAGTATTGTATTTCAACATACGGTCGAGGATTTTTGAAAGTGATTTTGATTCAAGTATGATTTTCTTTTCGACATCTTTAATATTGCGGTTCAAAAACTTTTCAAGATTGCCTACAAACTTATTCCAGTCTGATTGTTTAATCGGTTCGCCTGTAGAAGGGTTATAAAGAATCCTGCCTTTATGAGTGAGTATGTCAGATTTTGACATTACGGTTTTCTTTGGTAAATCTAAATAGTCTGTTACATAATCATAAGTATTGCGTACAAGTTCAGAAAAGAACATACACCACTTATCCGTTAAATCTTCCTGCGCCTTGTAAAAAAAGATTTCACCTTTTGCAGCTTTCAACGGTACGGATAAACTCATAGCCATAGTGCGCAACGCTTTTTCTATACGCTCGCTTGAATAGTCTTTGAGTTTAATATTGATTGTGCCTAAACGCGGCGTATCATCAGCCGGAATATATTCAGGAGTTTCGCCGTTCAAACTTTTAACAAGCTGCTCAAACTTTGCCTTGCGGTTTCCCTCTGTAATGTCGGTTATTTCAATCTCAATACTTTTCATTAAAGATTCTCCATAAGGTTATTTTTGATTTTCGCAACCTCTACCGCGATAGATTTTCTTACATCGTCCGATTCTTTATTGAATCGCTGCGATAATGGAATTATATTTCCGTCGTCGTCGTAAGTAATCGGCGCAAGTGTTTTTCTTGCAGCGTCATAGTCTTCGCCGGTATATCCCAGTTTTGACAAGTCCATTTTGCCGCCTTCCCATTCCTGCGGTTTCATTCCGTTATCAGCAAGAATCTTGTTACACTCGTCTTCTGTAAGCGCGCGTTTGATTCTGATTGAATGAGAAATAAACCAATCACCTTTGCCGCCGGTCTGCTGCTTTACAGTCGGGTTTGTTGTGTACTGGTAGAATCCATGTTCCGGCATATACTGTAAATCTGCTTTTTTTGGGTTTAAGCTACCGTCTTCTTTTCTTGCCTTCGGTTGATTCTGCGCTTCTTCGGTGTAGTCTTTATCAGCGTCAATTTCAATTTCAAAAACTACCTGATTCCACCTATGAATATTGCCATAGTTTGAGCCTTTTACCTTCTTTCCGCCCTGTGGAAAAAACGGCAAGTCTCCGGCGTGCCAACCGGGTCTATATGCAAGTGCGGTTACTGATTTTGCCTTTTCTGTAATAAATCCGCGTTTAATAAGTTCCTTGCGTGTCTCTTCATCAAAAGAGTGCATATCGCCGGTTTTTCCTGCGTCCTTATTCGTCGGGTTTTTCATTGAAGGTACATACATATTGCCGTTTGTCGGGTCTGTAAAGTGAAAAGCGTCTTTAGCGTCTACCCATACATTCATGGGAATATTTTCACTGTTGCCGATAAAAAGCGCGCTAGGCTTTCCGTGAGAATCTACATAAAAAGTTTTATATACCGTCCGTGTCTTTTTCGGCGGTCTTGTAATGCGTAAAGAATAGCCCTCTGCCTGTTCCGGGATTGCGTTCTTGAATCCGTTCTTTTCAGCTTTTTCAATTACCATTTTGCGCAACTTTTCAATATCGCCGCTTTTTACTGCCTTCATGTATTCAGCGTCAAGGCGTTTTTCTTCGTCCGATAATCTGTCATGCTTTGCAGCGGCTTTATTTTTATTCGGGTTTATATACACGGTCTTTGTGTATATTTTCCCGGTCTTTGCGTTTCGCGCTTGAATCTGTTTAGGTATTAAATGTCCGCGATTGATTGATTTTACAAGTTCAGAAAATACAGTCATTTTTCATACCTCACTTAAAATGAAAACTTAAAAGACTTTTCAACGCCTTCGCTTTTTGTTTCTTCTCCGGCGTTATCCTCATTTTCTGCATTGTTTACTTTGTCGTTTCCGGCAATATCATTCCATGCGTCATTATCTACATTTTCGTTTTCATCGGCGTTTTCTTCTCCAAAGTCTTCGCCGTTATCTTCGCCGCCAAAGTCCGCGCCTTCTCCGCCTTCGTCTTCTGCTGCGTCCGGGTCTTCCATTCCGCCGCCGTCCATTTGTGCATATTGATACATCTGTACAAACTGCGGATTTGCCGGACATTTATCCGCCCAGTCAGCTTCAATCGGTTTAAGTCCTTTTTCTTTGCGTACTTCGTTTAATGTCTTGAATGATTCAAGTTCGGTTTTTGTAAGGTCAAGAATCTGTTTAGGGTCGTCGCGTTCATATCCTACAAACTCAATTTCATATCCCGGATATGCTTTTTCAAGAATCTGATTGATATACTGCTGCAAGAAAGCCAACATATCACCCAGTACAAGCGATTTTGACGCTTCGATTTCAGGTGTAGTATTATGCTCAAACATCGGTTGAGATTTTGAAGAGTGAAGTCCTAACTCTTCCATGCTGCAACCAAAAAGCGAAACAATAGCACTTGTCAGGAAGTCCAACCAACCTTGAAATTCCATCTCTTTATTTGTGCCGCCTAAACTTACCCACTTGATAGAGTTATTTTCGCCGCTTGTTCCGTTACCTGCCGGAATAATCGGTACGCGCCATTGATTTGCGGTAGTTCCGCTCATAATGTCGCATAAGTAGTCTTCCATTTGCTCTACGGTCTCTTGATTTGCGTTTCCGTCCAACAAAAGCATACCGCGCGGCAATTTATTTTCTGTAAAGAATCCGGCGTTATATGTAAATGCGTTGATTGTACTTGTTATCAGGTCTATTGCCTGTTCAACTGGTGAATAGCCATAGAATGAATAGCGTACATCACTACGCGGATTCTGATAGTCAAAAATCAATGAATCGTCGGGATAAAAAGCCTGTGGAATTGAATCAATAACCTGTACATACTTAATGTGAAAAGGGTTATCCTGATTTGGTAAAACACGCTCGATTGTCGCGCCGTCCACCGCCCAAAATGCGTAAACTTTACCCGATACGGTACGCCCGATTTCTGTTGCTACTTGGTCGATTTCAAGCACGTCTCTTAAAATCTTAATACAGAATCTTGTAAAGTTATCGCGGTCAGCTGATTTTTCAATTCCAGTATTAAGCAAAAACTGCTCTATTTCAGTTCTTGCCTCTGATTTCTGCCCGGCTGCCTTAATTACATCTTCACCGATTTTCTTAACAACAAAACCGCGTAAGTTGCGGTTTGTGGAAGGTTTGAGAAACGGTTTAATTTTTTTCTGTACATTGATGATACATAAATTGATTATCCACGCTTTTTTAGAAACGCGGCGCAAAGTTTGGCAATCGACTTCACGGTTATAATGTCCGTCCGCCGTCCGCAAGTTTCCGTATTCGTTTTCAATGTTGCAGTATGGGTCAAAAAATGATGATTGTGAGCCGCCCTGCTTTGCTCTTGCATAGTCAGTCGGTACATACGCCCTTGCATACTTTTTAGCGCGATTGATTTCCCTCTTAATGTCGATAGGTTCAACTTCAATACTCTTCTGAATCGGGATAAGCTGCTTATTGTTATCTGTTGCCATTGCGAACGCTCCTTAAAACTGATGATAAGGATTTACCGCGCGTTCGGGTCAGCGATGTTTGCGGAATATTTGAGGGTTCTATATTGCCGTTATTCAATGTTACCACTGAATCGTTCTTTTTTCTAGCATATTCGGCGTAAAAGTTCGGTTCAATCTTTTTGCCGTCCGTTGCGTAACTTGCCAACGCCCACGCCCAAAAACTGTCGGCGTGTCCTTTTTCGTTTCGTTCAGCGTCATATCTAAAACTACCGCCACTTGACGGCGTTCTTTTAATGCTATGAATCTGCGCATGAAAATCGCGGTCGTTATCAAGTTCATATTCCCGGCGTTCAAGTCCAGTTCTTACGCCCATAGCAAGTATTTCTTTTGACTGTAAATCAAAGTGATACAGTTCCGCGCGTTCTCCATATCTTTTATGCGCATTTTCAGCAAGATTACGTCCTATACCGCCGTCGTCAATGCAGCAACGATAAATAGGCAAGTTCTCCATAAGTTTATTTAATACGGCGGTCTGCGCGTCAAAATCGGCGTTTCTCATTTCATGTCTTAAAACGCTCCTTTTCTTGCCGTTGATAACTCCGATGATATAAAAAACTGTAGCGTCGGAAGTACGTCCAATATCAAGCCCCATAAATAAAGGTGAGCCGTATTTTTCCGGGCTATAATTCAATATCAGTTCGTCAGCGTCTTTGAAACAATGGATTTCTACATCACGCTTTGCGGCGAAATAGTCTTCGTCTTTTTCAATATTTGCCGGTATATCCTCTTCACGCCTTCCCGGTGTATTTGCATAAATCAATTCAAGTGAAATATAACTTGCCGATGAATCAATAAATACACATTCACATTCCTGTTGAAAGTCTTCCAGTGTAGAGTTCTGAAATAGCGATATAAGGCGGTCAGTTCCAAAACGCTCTACGCGTTCGGCGGTCTCCATATCTTTAGCAAACTGCACCGCACCGCGTACATCTTTACACATTACTTTTGCATACCACCACGGAATAAAATAGCGGTCAAAGTTCGGGTAACTCTCTCTATTCGTGCATATCTCATAAAACTTGCCGATAGTTCCTAAAGGTGTGCTGCCTACTTCAATGCAGCCACGGCGCAAGGTACAGAATGACGCTGCGGTATAGATTTCTTTTGAAAGTCGCGGTAAACAAATAGCAAACTCGTCAAGGCATACATCGCCGTTTTTACCTCGCGGCGGTCTGCATGGTAAACTGATTAAACGGCTTGTAGTTTTACTTCCTACATCTTCAAACTCTAGCATTGTCGCCGTTTGATGTACTAATTTCTTTTTGTAGCGGTTCGGAATTGAATCATAGAATTGTCGTGCATATCTGATTTTTTCCTGCGCGTCCTCTTCGTTGTATGAAACAAACTGCTTTGTGTATTGAGTTCTTGCCGGGTCTAACGCTTTTACAAGACCTTTAATAGCGACTACGAAAGAAAAGCCGGTCTGTCTGCTTTTAAGAAGGCTTATATATCTATTGCGATTTCTGATAAAATCGTCTTGCCAAAAGTCCAGTTCAATATCTTTATGGTCGTACTTCATAAAGGCATAGACATAGTTTAATTTTTCTTCGGGCGTCCATAATTCCATTTTTCGCTAGTCCTCTTCCTCGCGCGTAATTGCGCCGATTGCTGCCAGTTCCGACATTTCAGCCGTCTCGCGATTCTGTTTAATAACCTTTGTTTTTACCTGCAATTTCTCGCCGATAATTTCCGCCGTTGTTTCAATGTCAAAATCGTTGCCGGATTCGTCTTTTTTATCAAAGAGTTTACTGTAAATATTTATAAGGTCGTTTTCTTCTTTTGCGACATCAGGAGTAACATAGTTTACAATTCCGCGTTGTCCTTCAAACTTTACGCCCATAATCATGCGCTTTTGTTTTTCAGTCAGTTCGCTTTTCGGTTTTACATCACCGCGAACATATCTAACGCCTTCGTCTGTAGTAGTCTCTTCAATATCGTAAACATCAATCGGGTTAAATTGTGCGCGTTCTTTTTTTCGTTCAATAATGCGCATAATTTCGTTTTTTAGGTCTACTTTGGTATACTTTTCAGCTACCTGCGACTGAATATTTCTGATTTCACGATACACTTTTTCGTTTTCGATTAAGTGCTGCGCCTGTGCTTTAAGTGTTTTTGAATCTTTATAACCGGCTTTTCTTGCTGCGTCCGTCGCGTTGTACTTGCCGCTATTAAAAAACTGAAATACATAAAAGATAACAAACCGGCGTTGATTATCCGGCAAGTTTTCAGTCCATTTGAAAATATTTCCGTCAATAATTTTATCATCGTCAATTTTACAGAAAAGCGGCGTGTTTTCATTTTTTGATTTTCTCATGCGTACACCACTCTAAACCGCTTTTCTTCAAGATATGGGCTTGCTGCATAATCAAAATCTTTTGAAATGTCAGGGAAGATTTCTTTAAGTTCTGTTATGGAAAAATTAAACCACTCGCCGACAATTCTTTTATTATTAAAAAGATTGTGGAAGTCTTTTTCCAATTTTGTGTAATTGTCGGTTTTAATTGAGTAAAGCAATTCTATTCCCGGATTTGCAATCTTAAAATCTGTTATTCTTGTCTTTGGATTTTTTGACTTTCCGATTTTTACGCGATTCCTTGTGTAATCATAAATAAAATAGACATACCCCTCTTTGTTTATTTCTGTCGGAACGGTTTTTGAGAAGGATTCGGAAATATATTCATGTTTTACACTTTGAAGACTTTTTATATAACCTTTAATAAAAGCCTTTACAAAATGAGATTCAATCAACATAAAGGAAATATAACTTGCAATTTGTTTCGGAAAAAAGAATGTTATAACTTCGTGATTTGTTGTCGAAAGAAAGTCCGCTATATATCGAGAATCAATATATCTTTTGCCATTACAATTTATATTCTGTACATCAATTTTAGTTCCTTTTGAAAAAAAGCCAAAAGCCCAACCGTCGTTATCAAAATATGCAAAGATTGATTTATTATTTTTTCGTGCAGCACTTCTTATAAATGAAAATGGAAAAACAATGTTTTTAATCTGAAAGCATATATCGTTATTATCTTCAGGGCGTTTTACAAATACGCTTTTTCTGTTGATAGAAGTGTCAATAGATTTATTGTTTATTGTCGTTTCGTTCATCGGTTTTATCCTCTTTGCATTTGTGGTATGGATAACCTATAAACTTATGTCCGTTATCGTTCACCACTTCCAGTGGTACACTCTCACACACTACCTGTGTGTTATATCCTGTAGCGATGTATTTAATATTTGCGCCGCATTTTGGGCATACCTGCATACTTTACGCCCCCAAAAAATTTTTTAGGGTCTCGCCTTTGTATGTCCTGCTATAAGAATAATCTGTACACTTGCCGGAATCAAAAACGAAAACTACCGCGCCATTAAAATTGTTTTCTGTCGCGGTTCTAAGATACTCGGCTATAAGCTGCTCGCCCTTTGTGTTTTTTGAAGTCGGTAAATCGTGCTTATTTGCCTCGTTTACCATGACAATATCGCCATTCTCAAAAGACAATTTGACGCTGCCGGTAAAGTTTGATGTTTGCTTTTCGTTAAGATACTCAACGATACAATTAAAACGGATTTTCACTTTCCCACCCATTTTATTTGTATCATCGGTCAGAATGATACTTAAAAAGTTTTTTAGAAGAGTTCTTTTGCCTATTATTTTACTCTATAAGGCGTTAAAAATCAATTATTTAGTTTAATCATTACACGATTTTTTAAGATTCCCGGAATATGTATTCAGGATATTGCCATTGTACCAGTGCTTTTTTGAGACTGTAAACGGCGTTTTTTCGTGTAATTTCCGATTTTACATCTTCGATGATAGCCTTGTCGCCTTCGGTGTAAACAAAATCAGCGACATAATAACGCGCTCTTTTGTTTCCGCCGCTCTTCGGACATATTAAAAAGCGTACCTGCGTTTTTAGGTCAGATATAATGCCGCCACGCTCTAAAAGTCTCAACTCTTGAAATCGGTTTGCTTCTTTTTTGGAATCAAATACCATATCGCCGATTTTTGTTTTCTGATTGTGGTATTTGTTGCCGGTATTCTTACGCCCCGGAAACGGATAGCCGCCATAAAAAGTGTTCATTCTATCCGCCTCTTAATTATCGTTTGTCAGTGCTTCCCAAAACTTTATTATGTCTTCTTTTGGCGGCATAAACTTTGTAAACACATCAAAGCATTGTCCGATTTTTTCACCGTCTTTATAGACAACCATTCCGCCCTTGAAACATTCAAAATGAAGGTCGTTATGGTCAAACTCTATAAAGTTTAATTTCTGCTTTTCCTCTTCCGTCATTTTTCCTGCTCCTGCTTTTCGTAACTGTCGCAGATTCCTAAAGGCTCTACGCAAGATTCTTTTACCCACTCGTCGCGGTTATTGCATAACAAACTTATTCCCATTCTTACATAAGAGTGTTTACAAGATTTTACTCCTTACAACTTCTACTCCCCGGCATAAAGCCGGGTGATTCAAGATACATTACACGCTAATCGCGTGTAATCAGGAAAGCCGGGGCAACGCCACCGTAGCTATTACTTGCGCTGCTGTAGTTGCCCGAACCGTAGCCGATGACAATGCAGAAGGTGGAGGAGTTCGAGGCGCGCGGCGATTTAGTCCACCACCACCATGTATCACTATCATCGCTTAATACTTTAATTCTGTTTTTTCTTGACTTAAAATATTCAAGGTCTTCAAAAACCTGTTCTTTAGTCAGCAAGCTGCAATCATAAACGCCTACGCAAATAGCCTTTTCAAGTGCGTTTTTGAAAGCGTCTTTGAGATAAACGCCTAATTCTGTTTCTTCAAAGTTGCCGCCTTCTTCGTAATCATCATCAATGCAATGTCTGAAAAGAATATTTTCAAAGTTGAATAAAACGCCGTCTTTTCTTACATCAACCGCAATAACCGGCAGATTTTCAAGATTGATTTTTTCAAAACTTCCAGTCGCTTTTACTGTCAGTTTTTCAATATAAAATCTGTCGCCGACTTTTACATATTTATCAGCTTCTAAGTTTTTACTTGCCCATTTTACACCCTGAAAAGTCATTGCTTTTTCAGATTCTTCAACTTCGATGTTAGAATCTTTTTCAGATACCTTGTTAGATTCAATGGCAATATTTATCATTCCCATTCCGTTTTCAGAAAGTCCGGCAAGTTTATAGCCCTGCTCTTCGATTGCTTTAATAAGTTCCCATTTCATAATTTCCCCCTTAATTTTTTGCCCCGAAAATTACATACATCATTTGTTCAAGCGTTACGCCTTCAAAAGTTTCTTCAAAACGCGCTCTTACATCAGGCTTTATAAGTTCCGTTGTAAGAATCTCGTAATATTCCTGCGCTTTTTCGCCGTAACATTCAAAGATTCTTTTGTAAAACTCATAAGAAAAACCACGGTCGCCGCTGCTTACAAGTGAAACATAAGCCGGATTGAATCCAAGTCTTTTACTCTGTTTTGCGACTGTCTCACCGAAATCAACGCGCAATTTTCCCAAAACTTTACCTACTTCGTTTCTAAAACAAGCCGTACTTGAAAATCCCATTCTCTCACCTCACACTAAAAAGGAATGTCTTCCGGGAAGTCTTCTTCCGATGTTCCCATATCCTCGTTACCGGCATTATTTACCGGCGTAAAACGCGGCGCGTTTCCACTTGTAGAATTGTTATTCTGATAGCCGCCATAACTACCGCCGTTATTGTTTCCGTCAGATTTACCGCCTAAAAGCTGCACATCTTCCGCAACGATATAAACGCGCGAATGTTTCTGTCCGTCTTTTTCCCAACGGTCTTGTTTAAGATAGCCGCGAATAGCAAGCTGCTTGCCCTTAACAAAATACTGTTTAAGGTTTTCAGCGGTCTTGCCCCAAACAACGACATCAAAATATGATACTTCGTCCTGCCACTGGTCATTACGCTTTACGCTGCGGTTTACGGCGATACTCAAATCAGCTTTTGCCGTACCGTTTCCGATATATGCAAAATCTCTTTCACCTAAATCGCGCGTAAGTCTTCCGATTACGCTATAATCATTCAAATCATTCATTTTCTATCCCCTCTTTGCCCTAAAATCAGGTGCTTTAATCGTGATAATTGACGAGTTTTGTCTTAAACGGCTCAAAACATCGTTATTCACAAATCTTTCAAAACAAGAATCGCAACCTTTTTTCGGGCAATCTCTTGAAAGGTGTGTATTTGTAAGAATCATAAACGGCAAGTCTCTTGTATGTCGTTTATCCAAAATATAACTAAGCCAGTTCAATTCTGCGTCGCTGCCTTTAGTTCTACCCATTTCGTCAATTACAAGCATAGGAATTGACGCTAAATCCTGCACAATTTCAAGTTCAGTCTTTTCAGCCCTTGCCGAATAAGACATACGAATCATCGTTGTAATTTCGTACATCGACAAAATCTTGCCGCCAAGTGCCTTAACTGCCATACTTCCTAAGAAGGTTTTTCCAACTCCGTTACTTCCTAACAGAATCACTTTCCCGGATTTATCAGCAATCATTTTCTTTACCGCTTCAAGTGCTTTTTCCTGTTCCGGCGTTTGTGGAATAAAGTCTTTTAATTCTTTATCCCAGTATTCAGGCTCGATATTGCGCGATTTATACATCGCTTCACGCTCACGGCGTATGTATTCAGCCTGTCGCACAAACTCTGCTTCCTGCTCTGCCTTGCGCGCTTCTTCTTCACACTTCGGGCAAACATATTCACGCTTACCGCCTTCAAGTTCAAAGTAACACCCCTTTACTTTTCCGTGTTTTTCGCAAGTATACTCGCAATCGTAAGTAGTAAAGCGCGGTACAAGTCCGGCAAACTTCTCTATTTCGTTCATGCTCTACCGCCTTACAACTGGATTTTATCTTCTACCGGTGAATCTTCCGCGCCGTCCTTCTGCTTCAAGAAATTCTCAACCTTGTAATTTTCCGGCAAGAATCTAAGAATTGTTTTCTTTTCGCAAAAGTGGTAGAAATCCTGCTCACTGTTCCACCAAGTTTTACCCTGTCTTTTCAGTTCCATAACTTCCGCATAGTTCTTTACTGCCTGAATTACATCGTCGCTATGCAAGTGAAGTTTCTGCAATTCACCGTTTGCAAGTCTGAAATCGCGCATTGTAAAGGTGATTAAGTTCCCTTTGCAGCATGGCAAATTGTGAGAGAATAAGACATCAAATACCTGCTCTGCATAATTCTTGCGCGGCTCTGATTGTGTCTCATACTCAAACTTTTCTCTTGCCTCGCTCTGTTCCGGCGTTTCTTCCTTCTGCTCTTCTTTTGGTGTTTCAGTTGTCAAAGATTCCTTGACAACTTCCTCAACCTTCTTTTTATCCTCGCCGTCGTCTTCTTCCGGCGGCAAACAGTCGTAATGTTCCGCAAAAGTTTCTGTATCGCCGCTCTTTTTTGTCTTTTCGCCGTCTTTGAGTGAATAAACGCCGGTAGACTTTTCAACAAGCTGCGCTTTTTCTTCCGGGTAGTTTGTATCTTTCACACGGTCGCTGCGAATCTTATTGTTGATTTTCCAGTGCTTTATCACATAGATTCCTGAATCAAAGTGAATCATAAAGCCTTTAGCAACAAGTATTTTTAAGTCGTTTTCCTGCGCTCCGCACATTCCGCAAATACGGCGTGAACTGTTTATAAATCCTTCGTCGTCGGCGTTCATTGCCATGTGAAAGTACAAAGCCTGTGCAGAAAACGGCAAATCTAAAAATGCGTCCGATTCTGTGATAGACCTTGAAAACATTCTCCGCTCTGCCATTTCCTTTATCCCCCTATTTTTAATCAATTCTTTTTGCAGCAAGATTTATTATTGCGGTCTTGTCGTAACCGATTCCGTTATCTGTGAGTAATTCCTTGAAAGTTGCAATCTGTCTTGCATTGCCCTTCAAAGTAATTCCGGGAATTATTTCAAGCCCCATTTCATCAGCAATAGCGCGCACACTGTCAATCTCATTTTCGTTTCCAAAAACATTGAAGGTGTAAATTGTGCCGCCTGTAGCTGCTGCCGGTGCTGCCTGTTTTGGTGCAACCTTTTCTACTTCGCGTGTCTCAAAATTGACATTGTAGGTATCTTCAACCGGCGTGTTTTCAGGCTCTTTTGTTTCTTCTTCCTGAATCCCGAAAGTTTCATTTTCTGCCTTTTCTTTTTCTTCGCGCGCCTTCTTTTCCGCTTCCAACTGTGCAAGGCGTTCGCGGTTTGCTTTCAATTCTGCGCCCTTGTTTAAGGTCTGCTGCAAGTTGAGAGTAGACAAATACAGGTCTTTGAGAATTGCGGTGTCTTCGCCGAAAGCGTCCAGTGAAGCAAGGTCGCCAGTAATGTTTTTAATGATTGTGTCAATTTCAGCGTCTACCGCTGCAAGTTTCGTTGTTTTATTCAGCCATTTTGCATTGAAAATGCGGTCAAGCGGTACAAGATTGAAGTTTTTGCCGTTCCAAAGTTCGATAATCTGCGCTTTTTTCTGCGCCTTTTCCTCTTCTTCTCTTGCCTTTACAATGACATCAAGTTTGCCGCTTGCGGTCTTCATCATGTCGCAAGTTTCTGAAATGATGTTTTTGAACTCTGCAAATGGCATATTCCACTCTTTTTCAAGTGCAATTCTGCGGTCGTTCAAAGTTTTAATTGCCGCGTTGATTTCTGCCTTGTCTTTTGCAGCCTGCTTAGCGTCTCCGGCATAATTGTCTACCGAATACTCTTTAAGTTTTTCCTCGACATACGCTTTAATGTCTTTTGCGTTTGTTACAAGGTTTCCAAGTGTTTTTTCTTTGATTATCAATGACAAAGGATTTGTTTCCATTTCGTTATCCCCTTAATGCTAATTCTGCTAAGTTTTCAACCTGAACATTTTCCGGCGTAGTCCATTGTGGAATCGGTAAATGTCCGGCTTTTTCAAACGCTCTTTCTACTTTTCCGCGCAAGTGCGGATATTTGTCAAAAAAAGCGTTCCAACCGTGCGCGTGAAAAAACTCATGTTCTTCACGCGTCAGGGCAAGCACATTCCAAGCGCAATCTGCGAATTGTGGTGCTGCTCCCCGGCTTACAATGTGGTGGCAATCTACACTACCGCCTAAACCGCTCGCCTCACTGTAAACCGCTCTTTCTCTCCACTCGCTAACCGTCATGTCGTCCTTAAAATCGTGTTCCTGCTTGCCGCGCCATATTTCCCACTCGTAGAGAACTTTTCTAACATCAGCTTGCAAGTCGTAATTAAGTTCGCATTGTGTAGCCAAGTGATACAGTAAACCGTCAATAAATCGCGCCGCCGCAACTGTATTAGATTCTGAAATATGTACCGCTCTTAAAGTGTCCTTCCTGAATCGTGAAGGCGTTTTATCGGCGTACTCTTCCAGTAAATCTAAATACAAGTCGTAACGCTCGCTTTCTGTCGGCTTTCTGCCTTCCATGCTCTCAAAAATAACAGTGATTAACTTCCAAACGCTATTAAGCTGCTTGTAGCTTCTGTGTTGAAATTGCGCGTCAATGTCGCATTTCAGAAGAATCTCGCTCTTGCTGCGTTCCTCTCTTGATTTCTTGCCGTTGAAAAGTTTGTAAATCAACTGCAAGTCTTTAGGGTCGGCGGCGCGTAAAACAATTTGATTCTTGTATAAAACGCCGTGAAAGAATCCTGTTATTTTCACCGTTCACCCCTTAAAAAAGTCCGTCTCCTGCCGGAATCTCGCCCTTGTCGTACATTTCAGCCTGTGCCTCAAAAGCGGCGTCAATTCCTGCGTCGTCAGGTGTTTCTACCGGCGCGCTTTCAGGTGCAGCCGGTGTTTCTGTCTTCTGCTCGATTTTTTCCGGCTCTTTTGTATCTGTCTCAATCACATTTTCCGGCGAATAGTCAAAGTCTTTTGTAACTGTGTACTGATTGCCGTCTTTGATGATGTTTGTTTTGATAATTGCGCTATCGCCGTTTACTGCCTCTGCAATAAGTTCAGCGTTTTCAACTGCCTTCGGCGCATACTTCAAAACTTTTTTAAGAACGGTCTTTTTTGCCATGCTTTCCGGGTCTGTAGTCCACGGTGATGTATAACCCTTTTTCACGCTCTGTGAGTATTTTTTAGCGTGATTCATTACGGCTTCCCATGACATAACTTCAAACGCGCTCGCGCCATTTTTCAGTTCGTAAAGTCCGTAAACATAAATCGGTTTGTCTGATTTTTCGCGCGGTCTGTGAATCAGTTTTTCTTCAAGTCCGTATGAATAGTCAAAGTCGTCGCCTTCGTAGACAATGCGCGCTACAATCTTTTTGTACTGTCCTGTACGGTAGCAAAGGTCAATTAAACCCTGATAACCTAACTGGAACTGTGTTTCAAGTACACCCTTATTCTGATACGGAATCAAATAAGCCTGTCCGAGCGGTGTATTACATTCAAGTCCAAGCTGCGCGCTTGTAAGAAGTGCGCCCATAAAAGATTCAGGCGTAGAGTTCGCAAGTTTAGCGTCCTTTGAAAGCGCGGTGAGTGCAATTCTCATCATGCGTTCAGGCGTGATATTTGCAGGAAGCGCGTTTTTAATTTGGTCGCTCATTTTAGCAACCCACTGTTTCAAAGTCGGCTTTGCGCCGTTGTTTACATTTGCAAGTTTTGTATTTGCGTTATTTCCGTTTACATTCATGTTTTCAGGTCTCCTAAAGAAGGGCTACGCCCAGTTTGTAAAGTTTTCCGGCAACTTCTCTTGTCGCCTTAATATCTGCTAAAGCGTCGTGCGCGTTTTCAAGATTAACGCCCAAGTGTTTAGCAACTGTTCCCAGTTTTCTATCAGGCAAGTACGGTAACGCTTTTTGCATACCGGCTCTTTTTACCTGTACGAAAACATCAGCAATAATGTTTGAGAAGTAGTCCTCAAACTTGTAGCCGTTTCTTTCAAGCAACGCTTTCAGGTGCTTAATGTCAAACTCGACATTGTAACCGGCTATAACTAACTTCTCGCTCTTGCTGCCGTCCTTCTGCCAAAGTTCGCGCGCCTCTTCCAAGAAGTTCGCAATTTTCGGCATTTGCTCCCTTTCGTCCGGGAATGACTTTATATCCTGCTCCGAATATCCGTGTACCTTTCCGGCTTCCTCGTGATACTTGATTGTGTCATTCAGTGGATTCAGGAAGAAACATCTTTCACAAATAACCTTTCCGCCGTCCACTAAAATAAATGCAAGTTCAAAAGCTGCCGAATCAGTAACTTCAAGTCCTGTCGTTTCTGTATCAAGCCATAAAAACCTCATTTTCTTCACGCTCCTGTATCGCAACCAAACGCAAGATAAAACCTTGTTTTGCGTTTGCAAAGAAAATTACAAGGCAAAAATCCGGGCATTTATCCGCTCCGCCGTCTATAAGTTCACGATTGAACTTTTTGAAAGTCTCTGCGACTTTTTCCGGCGACACTTCATCAGCATATTCGCAAACCTTTATGTCGCCTTTTTTATATCCGCGCATATCCCAGTTTTTCAGGAAATTATCGCATTTTTCGATTCCTTGAAGGCAAACAACCTGCTCATTTGTTAAAGGCTCTTCTGATACTTCACGCATATATTTACCCCTTCGATTTTGTGATTCTAAGAACGCGGCTTACGCTATCTTTTGCGTATGCTTCGTAAATCCCGGCTTTTTTCATGGCGTTTGTATCAACGCGCTTTGTAGTCTGTGTGTTGTATGTAACCTTCCATGCGCCGATAATTGCCGTTGCTTTTTCAGCGTTTTCGCCGTTACTTGCAGCACTCATGCGCATAAGAATCTGCTCTTTGATTGCGTCTGATTTTGCCTGTAAATCCTTAATCTGCGCGTCGATAACCTCTTTTTCGTCGAGCATTGTTTCACAATCGCCGTCAAGTTCGATTTCTGCCGCCATAGGCAAGGATTTTACAAGTTCAAGTTCGTTTTCATTTCCTGTAGGTGAAGGCGCGTTATCTGCAAGTACATTGTTTTCCCAAAAGTCTGTTTCGCGGTCGATAAGCTGCGAAATAAAATCATCGTTGCGCGGAATTACATAATGTCTGCCTTCGTACTGGTCGAAAATAAAAACGGTGAGAACAAACCATGAAAGCCCAGTAACTGCCATGTAGTGTTGAACCTGCGCGTAGTAACTGTCAGGAACTTCGTCGTTTGTGAATCCCTCGCCGGTGCGTGATGTTTTAATTTCGTGTCCGCCAAGACCACTAACAACACTACCGGCGATTTCTTTTTCACCGTCCACAAAAACAAGTCCGTCAAAGTTCGCGTTCATAAACTCATGTTCTTTGTTACAGAACATTCCCGGAACTGTCTCAATCTCAATTCCCAAGTCGGCGCGCGCCTTCTGTCTGATAGGGTCTTCGAGAATATTGCCCCATTCAGTAGCCTTATTGCCTTCAAAACTTGCAAAGTCTTTTTTCGCAAGATAAACGCTTAAAGGCGTTGAATACTTGTTAAGTCCTAAAATCGCTCCTGCGTCCGAGCCGCCGATTCCAGTAGTGCGCAATTTAAGCCACTGTTCGTGTGTGTACTTGCTTGTATCTGTAAAATGCACATTACCCAAGTCAAGAACCTTTTCATACAACATGATGTTTTACCCCTTCTGTTTTTGAGACATCAGCCGTCTTTTTATTTGCCATGCGGTTTAATCTTGCCATTTCGTAGCGCAATTCTGCCGCTTGGTCAGTGCCGTAGCCCATACAGAACAATAAGCACTCCCGGAAAGTCCCGGTAAACTTTTTCCCCTCGTGTTCCGTTTCGTACAAGTCGATTTTTTTATCGCCGTACTCAATTACCACCCTATGCAACTTCATAAGCTGCCTACCCGATGTAATAACGCTTTACGCGTCTAGGCTCTCCGTAGCGATTCTTTACAAGAATTATTTCGCCGGAAATATGAACGCCTTTTTTCTGCAATTCAAAAATCCGTGCAGAAAGCCTAGATTCGCCTAAGTCAGTAAATGCCTGTACAGTGGTGATAGAACCGAAATCAATCATGTAGTCGAATACTCGACGTTGTGTTTTTGAAAGTTCGATTGTATCAGCCATTACTCGCCCCCTGCCATGCTGCGCAATGTCTCTTGAACCTGCACAAGTCTGTCATTCAATCTCTCGATTGTTGTTTCAAGACGCTTTTCTTCGCGACGTAAACTTTCAGGGCTTTCAAGGTCGTCGTCTACCGGCTTTGCCTTTGCAATCTGCTTAACCTGTTCAACAGTTTTCCCCTCGTCAGCCGCCTTCTGTGCCGCTGCTTTTATCATCATGTCTTTTGCAGAGTTAATGACTTTTGCCATTTCATCAGATTTTGTTTCTGAATTGCGCATTTTCAGGTATTCTTTTGCCTTGCTGCGCGTAATCTGTAAGTCATGCTCGATTACATCTTCCTTGCGCTCGTTGTTGCGGTCGCAACTGTCATAGATTTTTGTCAGGATTTCGCCCAGTTGTTTCTGTGCGTCAATAATGGCTTTCTGAATCTGTTTTGCTTCTTCGATAAGTTTCTGTGTTTCTTCGCTGCGTGTTCGCTCGTAAAACCCCAGTGTAATAGCTTTTTCTAAGAAGTCGTAGAATGTCGCCCAAAAAAGACCGTTGTGTCTTCCGCTCTTGTCGCCTTTTTCAGTCGTCAGGTAGTGGTGAGTGAACTCATGTACTGCTTTGCAATTAAAGAGTTTTTGCAGGTTTGTTTTAATCTCCTCGTTTTTCATACATTCCTAGCCCTTTTGCCAAAAACAAAGGGCTTGATTCTGCGTACTTGAACCAAGCCCTTAATACTTGCATTTCTGCAAGAACCGACAAGCGGTTAGGAAAGTACGCTAATCCTAACAACTCGTACCGAAAAAGCATTTCGATTTGCTTTTTCCAAGTTGCTTAAAGATTAGCACCGATTATCTACACT